TGGTCACGCATCGTAGTCCAGCGTTTACGCGTGTGCGCAGCTAAACCTACTAGCAGTTCACTCTGTTGTTTTTCTTCTGACTCGCGTTTAGCTCTAGCTTCCAAATCGGAAGAACTAGCAACGGGGATTAAAGCAGGACCTAAAGACATAAATTCCTCATATTAACATGAATATGCTAATATGCTACCAGCAGAACGCGTCGTTGTCAACATTTTATGTCCAACCAAACGCAGAAACTTTCTTAACTTCCCTACGATTACCTTGGGATGCTATCGAACCAAATACCTCACCACCATCAGCGTGTAAGCAGAGGTACTGGAACGCATCCGCGACATCAGACCAAGGGTGTGATTTTTCTGGTTTCTCATCTTTTATACCTTTCGTGTTGATTTTATAACGATATTTTCCAGCTAAACCTTGAACCAACGAGTTCGCTGCATCATGGTCTATCATTAGGCCGTACTTACCATCAACTATTCGGGTCATGTACTTTTCTACTGCTGCTAAACGCGCAGCCACAGAGTTCGTTTTCGCGGCTTTTATCGAGAAACCCTCAGCACGATATATGTCGGCTACTGTTCTCTCGTCTGTCTGAGCTCTTTGGAACGCGGCGGGGTCAATAATAACCAGGGAACTACGTCCTGGGAACTTGTTCGCCAGCAGAGGCTTCAGTTTTTCCCTTACGAACCGTAGGGCTCCCATGTCTTCTGAGATTATCGAGTCGTATATTACCAACCTACCGTCATATATAACCTGCCCGATTACAGCAGCTGGTGTTAACCCAGCATCAATACCAATTAGTAGGGGCGCATCACTGTACATCGGGGTTATCGTCTCGCTCGACGTATGTTCTTTTCGGTTAAACGACCTAAACACTGGCTGCCCACTCAGTGACTTACCAAACTCAGCATGTATGTACACGGCTTTCCAGTCTTCAGTTTTACCGTGCGCAAGGTTATCGTAGTAGTCATCAGGTAGGAACTGTGTCCAGTCCGCTTCTGGTGCTAAACCAGATGGCTGAATAGTTACGTGCACGTTTTCTGGCGGGTTAGACAGCAGCTCTTCCCAAAAAGTATCTTGGTCTGGTGGGTTAGTCATCCCCCACAGGTGTGCGTTCGGTTTCCCGTCGTCAGTCTGACAACCCACCCCGTTCATCATTTTGTCCGGGTAACGTCCTAGACGACCCTGTGCTGCGTTGTAGATGTCTGGATGTATCTCTCTAAACTCATCGAATATGAAAAAGGATGCCTGAAGAGATAGTAGTCTTCGCACGTCATTCGCGTCATCCAGTCCACGAAACAACACCTCACACTCTATGTCACCAACCTTTATGACGAATTTGTATTCCGTCTTAAGAAAGATACCCATCACGCCATCAGGTATCCACTTCATAAAGTCTGGTATGGACGTGTCCCTCAACTGCTCTCGGGTGTTACGTACCCAGATGGCTCGAGACCGTCTGACCCCGTCATTACATGGAGCCATCAGAGCGGCGTGGTGCAATATTTTCATCACACCGGCTGTCGTTTTAGTCGAACCAACGGGGCCAACAGCTAGTGATATAAACTTGGTTGAGTAGAAGAAGTCGTCAAGCGACTTGATAACTTCGAAGTTTATCTCGTGCGCGGGGGTCTGGGGAACGGTAGCCACTAGACTGTACTGCCTTCTATGGTTATCGCTTCCTCTTTGTCCTTGGCGCGTGTGATGTTGATTACGACTTGTGGTCCGTTGGCTCCAACTGCGTCTTTGCCGTCAGGTTCCAACTTACCCATCTTGTTCAACATCTTCTGAAACTCCAAACGAGTAGCAGGGTTGATTGTAGGGTTCTGCATGTGGCGGAAGAGGTTATCCAAGTTAACTGCGCCCATAAGACGGGCTAATGTTTCCATCTTGGTAGGGTCGTCCTCAATCATCTGCAGTTGCCCGCGGGATAAGATGGAGGTGTGTTCGAACGCCGGGTCTGTAAGTTTATCTACTTGATTGCTCATAATATCCAAGTGTACCTGTATAGACAGGTGTTTGTCAATAATATCGTTATTTTAGCAGGCTGGAATTTTTTTGGGGGGCTATTTATGGGGCGGGGTGTTTCTATGAAGTGGCTCTTTTTGAGCGAGGTCTAAAAATTAGGGGGTTGCTATATGGAACACCTAAGCATGGGTGGTCACCCGCCCCTCTTGCGTTCCCTACCCCCCACTTCAAACGTCCAACCCTATATGACAAGGGTATCAATTACGATAACCATCACCAAAAAAGTCCACCGTGGACTTTTTAACTAAAGGATAAAAAATCATGAATAAAACACAAACAACAAAATTTGCAAAAATCATCACTTCTCTAAGAAACGCCGATATTACTAACAAAGAGAGTATTAACCAAATTGACGGTGTGGCGGATAGCATTGCAAAAGTATATCGCTCTGGTACTGATAGCGTCGCATGGCTTGAATGGTTCACCCAGCAAGTAGGCAACGGTTCAATAAAGCCAAAAGAGGTTAAACTTATGCAAAATAATATCGGTAAAAAAGCCACTCAACGTAAAATGTTTTCACTTGATGACAAGGCAAAACCAACTCAACGTGCAAGGCTTATGAAAGGCAATAAAACACTTTTTGCTGAAGGCTTATGTACTCAAAGGCAACTAGATAGCAAGGCATACCTTTGGATAGTTGATGCAATTAAGCCAGCGACGGAAAAAACGGCTAAGGACAAACTTCAAGCCATAATCAACGATTTCAATATCGAAAGCCTAGACAAACTTTTAGAAATCGCGAAAGAGGTTGATTTTAAATAATCAGAAAACCAAAAGTAAAAAGCCCCGAAAGGGGTTTTTTACGTGGTCGACTTTCAAGAAGTCCACTGTGGACTTTCAAGAAGTCCACGACTCATAGGCTAATAAAAGGCGACCCAGAATATAACCAACTAAGTGCTTATACAGACGAAAAAGGTTGCACGAATCATAGGCTAATAAAAGGTGACCCAATAAGACACGATAATCTACGTCTTATTAGTTGTCTTATTACAAAACGTTGTAGTGGTGCGGAAAAATAAGCCTATTAAGACAATAAGACAATAAGACATAATATAATAGAGAGATAAAAGTTTAAAAAGTAGTGAGATTAAAAAGTCTAAAAAAGAGACAAACATTCTACTCCAAAGATGCTCCCTCAATCTCTCTCAGAAACTTTGTCTTATTGTCTTATTCGAGGAATATCAATGACTTACGCGTGTCTTATTGTCTTAATACAATGTCTTATTACAATCTTTGGCTTATTACCCTTTTAGGCGTTACATGCACATTAACATGACAGGTACTGTCATGTTAACCTCTGTTTTGGGCGTTGTCAACCCCAAACAGCAAATTAATGACAAAAAGTCCACAGTGGACTTGCTAACTTGGAATAACAAAATGAAACATAACAATCAAATGAAAAACAATAACCACACAACGGCTTATACCGATACAGATAGTTTAGACTCGCCAACGACCGAGCAAGACGACATCTACGAAATACAACACTACTTTGACCAACCACTCAAAAGTGATAACTGTTGTGGAAACCAATCTCACCTATTCATGTTGGAGAAACTATCATGGGGAAACTAAAAACAATCATGGCATCAGTACTGATGTCTCTAGTAATGTCAGTCATTTTCTTTTGGGTAATGATTAACTTCATAACAGGTTGTGGAGATAACTACTACAACTCAAAAGGCCAACCAATCGCAGGGGAATGTGTAGCAATGCCTTGGGTAACTTACCAAGGCGGGGAGATTATCAATGAATAAGATTAGCAACAATCAAATGAAAGATTTCACGACTCATAAACGGGCGTTCATAACCAACAACGAAACGGTGTACTCTGAATACAAAACCAACAGACGTTCACTAGACGAGTTGTATGTGGTGTACTCATACGGGGAACACTTCCCGATGTACATATACGACGACGAGGTGGAAATGTGGTTCGGTAATGAGAGTAGATATTCAACGACTACTAGCAAACACCAAGCACTAGCACGCCCCGATGTTGACGACATGACTATGCTACCTACATCAGACTTATTAGCACTCATTGACCTTGGAGGATATCGCGACTACTGTGCTGAACGGTGTGGGACTATGTATTTCGCAAATAGACATTAATAGTCCACTAGTGGACTTTTGTAATAGATTAACAAACGGGGACGGTAGCACCCATTATTGCTACCAACGGGAAACCGTTAAACACATGGAGGGCTAATATGCCATCAATTAACCAAGTAGTAGACGTAGCGACATCAATCCTACGTAAATCACCATCAGCTGTACCTTTCTTTAAAGGGAAACCGGGAATGGGTAAGTCTGACGCTTGTCTGCAAGTGGGACACAACTTAGACATCAGCGACGACCGTATCCTAGTGGTACACGTTAACAACCACGACGTAGTGGACTTCACAGGTGTGCCATCAGTAACTGATGATGGTGTAACGATATTCAACCCGACCGAGATGTTCTACAACTTCAGAGAGGGAACGGGAGCGGGACTGATTGTCTTGGAAGAACTACCACAATCAAGTACGCACCACCAAACGTGGGCTGCGGGGTTTATTCTAGAACGAAAGACACCCACGTTCAAATTAGACAAAGACGTGCGGTTCATCGTAACGGGTAACAGAGTAGAGGACAAAGCGGGAGCGAAACAGATGCTAACCCACCTATCGAACCGTATGTATGAGTTCGAGATGGAAACATCGTTAGACGATTGGTGTGGTTGGGCGATGGAGCATAACGTTGACCCCCTAGGTATCGCGTTCATGAGGCTAAGACCGCAACTGTTGAACGACTTTGACCCTATGCGTTCGGTCAATCCAACACAAAGAGCGTGGACTCAACTATTCACCGAAGTACCTAGAGAGTTACCAACAGACTTATATATGTATGCTTGTGAGGGTAAGGTTGGAGAAGGTGCGGCGGCGGAGTGGGTAGCGGCGAGGTCGCTAATGAGCAAAATGCCATCGGTTGATGCGATACGACTCACACCCGACAAAACAGAAGTACCCGATGAACCCGCAGTTAAGTACGCCGTAGCGACAGCACTCAGCATGACCGCTGAACCCGTGTCGTTCGGTAGAGATATGGTGTACATCGCTCGTATGCCTAAGGAGTTTCAGATGGTGTACGTAACCGATGCCCTACGACTACACCCCGAGTTACAGCAGACGAAAGACTTTATTACTTGGGCTGTAGCTAACAAAGATATATTCATGGGAGGTGAGTAATGAGCCTCAACTCAATCGTAAACATAGCAATTGGAGTAGCCATGGGATTTATGGCTTTGTACGTATTAACCGTAATTTCTTTATACGCATAGGAGGGTGCTATGCACATGAGATATTTTTTATGCCAAGAAGATGATGAGCAGTTCATTGTCGAGGCAATAGACCTTAAAGAAGCCAAGGAACGTGCCGAAGTGTACAACGCTGTGGTTGTTAAGGAAGTACCGAAAAAGGAGATATACAAATGAATATGAATGACATATTGGCTAATGCCATAAACAATGCCGTCGAGCATGAAGAAGAAGTCCACAGTGGACTTAAGGGGACTCACGACTCACTACCCCCGAAAACCGTCGTTGATGAACCCCAGATACAAGTACCGCCAACGCGACCATCAGTAAGCGTTAAAGGCTTAGATGAGAAAGCAGTCCTAATCAGCGTGAAACGTCGCATGTACTCACCGTACAAACTAGACCAAGAGGAAAGTAAGAAGTACGGTGCGGGTAATGTGAATAAGCACCTATTTGAGGGGCGTAACAACAAAGTCAAGGAAACCATCAGCAAATTCTCAGAGGTATATGT